GGTGTGCGGTGATGCTCGGGTTAGATCTTATGCGGTAATTTCCGAGCGTAAAATGATTTTTTTGGCAACTAATGTCGGTTCGGAAAACGGTACGCTAACAGTTTTTAATGGTGAGAATGGGCTAATTGTAACACGTGGCTGTTTTGTTGGTACAGTTGATGAGTTTTTAGCAAAATCTGCCGAAGTACATGATGATAAAACAAAAAATGAATACAAGTTACTTATTGAAGTAGCAAAAAGTCGAATCTTAGGTGTTAAAGATGAACGAAATTAATATCAGTATTCCTTATTCGTTGTTTAAAGATCTGTTTGAAGATTATTTTAAATACAATCTAATGCCAACAACTGATGAGCGAGCAGATCTATCTATTGAAAATGTTAAAAAGTATTGGGTTTTGCTTAATAGCGGAACTAGAAATGAGTTAATTCGGATATCTAAGTGCTATATATCACTCAATGGAAGAAAAAAAACTGATGTAAAAGATTTTCTGCAATGGGCTGAAGATAATCTTCACAAGCAACAGCAAGCCAGTTTTCAACGACCGCTAGTTGATATTTTGCCAGTGGTAAATCTTAAGAAGCAAATCAATATTTAACAAATCCAATAGGCGTTCCAAGTGAGCGCCTTTTGTTTTAGGAGAAATAAAATGAAAGAATTTAACCTGGAGGCAGCTTTAAATGGCGAGCCTGTGATGTTGAGAAATGGAAAGAAAGCAATAATTTATTACTGCACCCCTGCTGAATTCAAATTCGATGAAAACATTCCTGATTCTTTTCCATTAAAAGGAATGGTATTTGATTTGAATGGGTATTTAGACGATCCATTAGTGTCATGGAGATGTAATGGTAGCTTTAGATGTAGTGAAGATGCCTGGGACATAATCGGAATGTGGGAAGAACCAAAGATTAGCATTGAAGATTTGCCTAAACCGTTTAAGCCGAAAGATGGTGAAAAATATGTCTATATCGTTGGAAGTGAAGTTTTTCATAGAATTAGTATAAAAGACGATTTTGATACATCTCTCTCTGAAGGCGGCCAATGCTATCTAACAGAAGAAGATGCTAAAAAATGGATTCATTTTATGAAAGGTATGATGGAGTAAATATGAAAGATTTTATTATATGGCTGTCACTATTCATAACTTTGTTAGTTGGCATTGTTTTAATTGGTGCGTGTGCTGGTTTATTCTTTGGCGCTGCGTGGAAAGCTTTCTGCTGGGTGGTGTGATATGAAAGAAAAAGAATTAATCGAAAAAATAGAACAGTGGGCTGAAGAGAGAAATTTAATTAAAGGCTCAAGCATTAAGAAGCAAACACTCAAGATGCTTGAGGAGTTTGGAGAGCTTTGTGGCGGTGTTGCGAAAGGCAATTTGGATATAATTAAAGACAGCATTGGTGATTGTTTTGTGGTACTGACAATCATAAATGCTCAATGTCGCAATGAATCAACGGAAGTCAACGCCAACCAATCACACTTACTTGAACCAACTGGACATTTTAGAGCAAGCTCCATGGATGAGTCATTATTACGAACCGCTGCAAAAATAGGTAATTTCGCAAATATATCAACTTATCCTGATGATTGGGATGTAAACTCTCTATCTAATTATCTCTTCCTTATCAGTAAAATGGCTAACCTTGATTTCTGGGATTGCGTTCGACACGCTTACGAGCAGATAAAAGACCGCAAGGGGAAAATGATTGACGGAGTTTTCGTCAAGGAAGAAGACTTATAGAATTGATTTACATTGACACCTCTTAATTTCGGATTAAGATAACTTTACTTTTCAATAGAAAAGTCGGTGGCCACAATTAAGTGGTTTTTTTGTATCTGAATTGAGGTGTCTGTATGTTCAAAAAGTTATTTTCTTATTTTTCCAAAAATGATAATGATGAAATTAAACAAAAAGAAGAAATTGAAGTCGTTAAAGATCAAATAGCTATCCCCTCCGCTCCTAAAGAAACTATTAAATTTGAAGATCGATTAAAGTTAAGAATAGAAAATGCTTTATCTAGATATGATTTTATAAAAAAAGAGAAAATATCATTTCTTGCTAGTGAGTTAGTTAATGATAATTTTAAACATAGCAAAGATCTTCTTTCTTTAGAAGAAAAGCGAGCATTAAGGTTAAATACTAGAACTAAATATGCAAGAGATTTCATCGATTGTTTTTCTGATGTAGAAAAGCTTGATTTTGATCCTAAATTCTTTTGTGAAAATCTAATATATACTGAACGCTCAATATTATGGAGTTTAGATAATCTGGAGGAATTAAAAGGAAAGAAATTTATAGAAAAAATTACTCTGGAAAAGCAAATCGTATCAGAAGGGAAAGAAGAATGGGTTACAGAAATACATAATATTAATGAACCACATGAATTTGAACAAGTTGACTACACAGAAAAAAGAGTGCTTTTTTTTATTTCTCCCAATATAGATATTGACAACCCACTCAATCGGGAATAGGATTACCGCACAACAATACATTCGGCGGTATCCGCACCCGATAGCATAGCGGTTTTTTTATGCTCAAAATTTAAAAGTTGCAGATCTGCAACTTTCAATGATCGGGTCGAGAGAACCTAATACAATACCTAACGGAAATAAGTTCCGCCGCCCGAATGCGGTTGTTGAAGCCCGATCACCCTACAAAAGTGATCGAATAACACACAAAACATTCGGAGCATAAAATGTCAAATTTAGCAATTCTTAACACTTCAATTCGTTCATACGAAAACCTTTTCTCTTTAAACGATCTTCATCAAGCAAGCGGAAATTTAACAAAACACAAGCCAGCGTTTTTTCTTCGTATTGATATGACAAAAGATCTCATCGCAGAAATAGAAAAGGAAACGCCTAATGCACTAAAAGTTATTAGAGGGGCGCAAGGCGGTACTTATGCTTGCGAAGAATTAATGCTCGCCTATGCTATGTGGATTAGTCCTAAATTCCATTTAATCGTATTGCGTGCGTTTTTAGCAATGCACCGAAATCAACCACAACAGCTTGCACTACCTGAGCCTGAAAAGAAATTCACCTTTGAATTTACTGAGTATGAACTGCAAACCGTAGCTTGGGCCTGCTTCGCATTCCGACGCAACAATAACCTACTGCATGAGCTTTACAGCCCGCTTGCTGCCATCGGTTCAAAATTCGCCGTCGAAGCAAGAGATAATGCTGTTGAATATCGCAACACACTACGCCGCTTCAACGAAGTAGTGAAACGCATCACCGTTGACATTGAAGCAGATCCAGAAACAAACTGGCGCGTACTGAAGCATATCCGCGGCTTTGACGAAAAAATCTTCGGCAAAGTCGAAACCGCCATCTAAAACATCACAAAATCCGACCGCACTTTTTTAAGCCTGCGGCGGATTCTCACACCTAAAATCCGACAAAAGGAACAGAAAATGAACAAATTAATCATTACGCTCGTGTGTGCATTTGTGGTGTATATGGCGCACGCCCTAAATCTTAATCAAGACTGTGACGGCAAAATCTGTCACACCGAACAGACACAACAATATTAACGAACCACCGCTCTTATGGGCGGTTTTTTATGGGAGAGAATATGGAAAGAGAATTTTTTGATGAATACTGCAGTCCAGAATTATTAGCGTTAATAACTGGATATGTTTGTCCAAAATATCAGATGAAAAGCTTAAATGAATTTGGAATTCCTTTTCTTCGCCCAAAAGGAAATAGAAAGTTCCCGCTTGTGTTACGATCTGATGGTGACAAGATTTTGAAAGGTGAGAAAGTGCAGCAGATTACACAAACAAAAGAAAGAAGGCGGTCTGCAGTATTAAGTTAGTAAGGGGGATATTATGGCACGTCCAAGAAAACGAATTAATCAAGGATTGCCACAAGGCTTAGTATGTCGGAATCGAAAAAGAGCAGATGGATCAATAGTAGTTTATTACTACTACACGATGGCCGATAAAAAAGAAGTTTCGTTAGGAAAAGATAAGCACATTGCTATTCTGGAAGCTGCTAAGCTGAATATGCAGTATCTCACGAAGAAAGATAATATTCTGTTTATTGAAGTGCTTGAGCGATACGAAAAAGAAGTTGTGCCGCTTAAAAAAGCGAAGAATACTCGAAACTCAAACATTCAGGCAATAAAGAAATTACGCCAATACTTCCAAGATCCGCCATTTACCCTTGATGAAATAGAGCCTATACACATTCGTGAATATTTAGATTGGAGAAAAGACGTTAAACCAACCGCAAATATCGAAGTCGGGTTATTTGGCCACATTTGGAGCATGGCAAGAGAATGGGGTTACACTGAAAAGATCAGCCCATCAACAGGGGTTAAAAAATTCAAAGTGAATTACCGTGATGTGTACATTGAAGATTATATCTTGGATAAAATCTACGACTGCGCCACAGGGGATATGAAAGACATTATGGATGTGATGTATTTAACCGGGCAGCGCCCAATAGACGTGGTAAAAATCCATAGTTCACACATCTACAACGATTTACTGCATATTACACAGCAAAAAACAGGTAAACGTGTTGCGATTAAAGTTATAGGTAAACTAAAAGAGATTATCGACAAGCGGATCACTGAAGAAAATCAGTTTCTATTTACGAATAAATGGGGGCGAAAACTCGAACGGAGATCACTTACAGATTATTTCAAAGACACCCGTAATGCGGCAGCAAGAAAATATAAAGAGCTAGCCGAAGAGATCAACCAAGTGCAATTGAGAGATCTTCGCGCGAAAGCAGCAACAGACCTTTCATTAATGATTGATGATGAACGAGCAAGAAAACAACTTGGCCATACTTCTGCACGTACCACTCAACATTACATCAGAAAAGAAAAACCACTCAATCCCACCAAATAAAAAAGGCTCTTCAAATGAAGGGCCTTTTTTTGTCACAAATCACGTTCCGAAACGTTTTTAAAACTCATTGATTTTATTAAACTTTAAAACCTAAAAATAAGAAAAGGTTTCGGAACTAAAATTGACTTTAGATAGCGTAAATANCACTTTCTCTTGTCTCTGCCAGCCGTAATATTGTTTTCCGTTATATTCAATACCTAAGGCTATCTTCATTGGAAAATACTCCTAAAACGATTTCAAATTTGACCGCACTTTTCCCGAAAAGAAAAAACACCAATAACTCATCATTATTGGTGTTCTTATCACAAGCTAAAAATTAAGCACGTTTGAAGTCAATGTGAACCAATTTTGGTTTGAATGGGTGACGTTGCATTGCTTGAACTTTCACTGCAACTTCTTTGCCTTCAACCACTAAAGTGATTACATCGCTATAGAAAGAATCGTGAGCTTGTGCGTTGTTTAATTCATCGTGATTTAAGATGATTGAAACAGGTGCTTCGCTGCCACCATAAATGATTGCAGGGATTTGACCGTTGTGACGCAGGCGGCGGCTCGCAC